GCGACTACCGGTTGGACAACTACTCCGCTGTATAGCAAGATTAATGATGGTTCCGATGCCACAGTAATTCAGGCAACTGCTTCTTAATAACCCCAACTGTTGCTACAGGCAGAAAGGAGTATGAATGGCGTTTCCGACTATTCCAACTGTAGCGGCAGATAGAATACTTGCAACTATAAATACTGCTGGCGGTTCTACTAAAACATTTCCGAATTTGCCGGATTTGACAAAAGATCCTGGAGATATTCTTATTGCTATAGCTATTATCTATGATGGAAATTCAACTAATAACGAATTTTCATCTTGGGGCGGAGGTTTTACTGAGTTTGGCGATTTCGCTACTACAACGGGTGTTTCGATTGGTTGTGCTTATAAATATTCAACCGGTAGCGAAACTGGAACATTTACAGTAACAACAGCAGATGCATCTACTAGTGATAGTGTATTACTTCTACTTTCCATTCCTGGTGCTCACGCATCAACTCCTCCAGAAGCTGGAGGATATGTCACGGCTACTGCCGCTGCCGCTAATCCAGGATCATTTAATCCTACTGGTTGGGATAATGAAGAAACACTTTGGATAGCAGTTGCGGGTTGTGGTGAAACGTCTACCTCAGGATCTTTTACCGGAATAGCTTCTGGACCAACCAACTACACCGATTATGTAGATACTGGAATTTCGGCAGATGTGGTTGGTGGTATAGAAGCAGCACTTGCTTTTCGTCAATTAGCTGCCGCTTCTGAAGATCCCGGCGCATTTAGTAATGATACATCGAGCACTCGAGTCGGGTCTATTGTAATTGCCGTTCGTCCTGCCGTTCCCCAAGCTACTTCCGTTGCGGAGGTTAGTCTTGCTTCTCATGCAACTCCTTCGGAACGAACTAATCATTTAATCACAGTTCGCGCGCGCACGACAAGCGGATCTACTGGGGTAATCAAGGCTGCACTTTACGAGGGATCAACAAATCGATCTGGAGACTTAACTAGCTCCGCGTTGACCAATAGTTTAACCGATAAAAGCTTGAGTATTCCTGATGCGTCAGCTGCAAATATTACAGACTACTCTAACTTGTCAATTAAATTTTGGGGCTATGATTCGGCAGGCCGCGCTCTTACATTCGAAGTTGCCGAGGTCTCTCTCAAACTTCCATTAGCTGCTGGACCCGAAACATATTATGGCGTTACGGCAACGCAGTTAACGTTCGTCAAAAGTGTTTCGGCTAGAAGAACTACGTTCGGACAAACAATTACTGCTTTAACGTTCGTCAAAAATATTTCAGCCAAGCGATTGACTTTCGGTCAGATTATTTCTCCTTTCACATTTGTTAAAGCGGTTAGTGGACGGAGAAGTACATTCGGACAAATTGCGGCATCTTTTACATTTGTCAAAGCTGTTGTAGCAACTAAGAAGACATTCGGACAGATTGTTGCTCCCTTTACATTTGTAAAAAGTCTTGCTGGTCATAAGACAACTTTTGGTCAGATCTCGGAGGCATTTACATTTTCTAAATCTGTTTTAGGCTTCCGAACGGTCTTCGGGCAAATTACTAAATCGATTGTTGCAACAATTACTACGGCTGGTATTCAAAGTTCGAATATTTTCGGACAGATTGTTGCTCCCTTTACATTTGTAAAAAGTTTCGCTGGTCATAAGACAACTTTTGGTCAGATCGTGGCGCCATTTATTTTTACAAAAGCAGTTACCGGCATCCGAACAACTTTTGGTCAACTTACAACACCATTTATATTTAGTAAAAGTGTTACTGGAAGAAGAACTACTTTTTCTCGTGTCGATCTTCCACTTATGTTTGTTGATCAGATAAGTGGATGGAAAGAGACCTTTGGACAAATTGTATTCCCGAGTAACATTACTTTTGATGTAGTTGCAGAAGTTCAGGGAATTCGTTTCGGTCAAATTAGCATGGATCTTGTCTTGGACAAGAACGTTGCTGGGACTAAGAAGACGTTTGGGCAAAGTATGTCATCGTATCTCTTTGATCGATCGACGAATGGTCAACGTACAACATTCGGACAAGTTCTAGCTCCTTTCGAGTTTGTGAAAGAGTTTATCGGTCAAAAGACAACTTTCGGGCAGATCGATCTTCCTCTCAACGCTTCAATTCTTGTAGCAGGGCGTCGAGGGATTAGTGGTCAAATTGAAATGAGTCTTGTTCTTGGTGAACAGACTCTAGGACAACGTAAGACGTTTGGTCAGGTTTTAACTCCCTTTACGTTTGATTCTGAAGTAACAGGATTGCTAGAGGTATTCGGAGCGATCAATTTTCCTGTAGACTTTAACGTTGATTTAAATACTGGACAGGTCACTGCTCATAGCAGTCTTGCTCTTGAACTTCTTCTTGGTCTTGAAACTGCAGGAATAATTAGATCGACTAATATTATTCTAAACTTGGCACGAGCTATCTATCTTGGTTCAACTTCTGTAGATGCGGTCTACACCAACTCACAGAAGGTGTGGTCAAAATAAAGAATCGGGTGAGAGATGGAACAGAGTATTCTTACGAGCACTAAGAAGATTCTGGGAGTTGCGGCCGATTATACAGCATTCGATCTCGACATTATTACGCATATCAACGCCGTATTCTCTACTCTCACTCAACTGGGAGTTGGATCGGTGGATGGATTTATGATCGAAGATGAGAGTGCTGAATGGTATGATTTTATTGAAGATGATATTCAACTTAACACGGTAAAGTCGTACGTGTTTCTTAAAGTTCGACAATTATTTGATCCACCAACAACATCATATTTGATTGCAGCGATGGAGAAGCAAATCCAGGAATTTGAGTGGCGTCTTAATGTTAATCGCGAATCAACAGAGTGGGTCGATCCCGATCCAGTTGTGATTGTTGACGTGGATTCTACTCTTCAGGCAGAATTATAGGAGGTGAAATGAGTAATTTAGTTATTGTAGCACTTCCTTCTAAAGATGATTATGTTAATAAAATTTCAACTGAAAAAGTTCCTCATATGACGCTTCTATTTCTTGGAGAAGATTCAACTAAAGTTAAAAATTTAGATAAAATAATAGGTTTTGTAGAACACGCAGCAAATACTACACTTACACGCTTTAGTTTAGATGTAGATCGCCGAGATACATTAGGACCTGACTTAGCTGATACACTAGTCTTTTCAAAAAATATCTGGAGTGATTTAAAAAGGATAGAACAATTTAGATCAAATCTACTTAAAGAAAATAACATTCGTTTAGCATACGATTCAACCACGCAATTTCCCGAATGGATTCCACATATTACTCTTGGTTATCCAGAAACACCAGCAAAGCCAGACGAACGAGATTACCCGGGAATTAATTATGTAAGTTTTGATCGAATTGCCGTTTGGTTTAAAGACTATGAAGGTGTTGAATTTCCATTAAAGCAATACTATGGAAATGTGGATATGGATATGGCTATGAGCAATATTGCAGATGATATTCTCGTTCACTTCGGTGTCAAAGGAATGAAGTGGGGAGTTCGTAGAGATAGATCTTCTGGTGTTACAGTCTCTTCAAGAAGAAAGAAACTTAGAACATCTGGCGGATACGGGCGTCCTGCTCACCCCGATGCGGTGCGGGTGAGCAAGATCGGGCAAGTCGGAAAGAAAAGTGGACTCAAAGCGCTTTCAAATGAAGAGTTGAACGCATATACACATCGTCTCAATCTAGAAGGAAATGTTAAACGACTCAATTATGCGAATAGTAATGCTGCTAAGAGATTTGCTCTTACTGTTCTCGGGCAGACCGGTAAAAATCAGGCGTCAGCACTTGCTAACGATGTTGCTTCTGCACAAGTGAAGAAACATCTTGCTAAACGCTTAGTCAAAGCTGGAGCTGTTGCTGCTGCTTAAGAGAGGAGGTTAGCTTTGAGTCTGTCCGCAACAGCGGTTCCGATTTACTATGGTCGGTTCCGTGAGGCAGTTCTCCGAGGAGAAATTCCAGTAAATCGTGAAATCTCTATGGAGATGAATCGAATCGATTCGCTCATCGCTAACCCGAACATTTATTATGATGATCAAGCAGTAGAAGGGTTTATTCGTTACTGCGAGGGCGAATTGACTCTTACTGATGGTACAGATTTACATCTCCTCGAATCGTTTAAACTTTGGTCGGAACAAATTTTTGGTTGGTGTTATTTCGTCGATCGAAGCGTTTATGTTCCCTCAAAGGACAATCGTGGTGGACACTATGAAACACGACGCATTCGCAAACGTTTAACTCTTAAGCAATATTTGATCGTTGCTCGAGGAGCAGCAAAATCTATGTATGCGTTTCTTATTCATAGTTATTTTTTGAATGTTGATACGTCTACAACTCATCAGATTAATACTGCTCCAACTATGAAGCAGGCTGAAGAAGTCCTGTCTCCATTTCGAACTTCGATCACTCGCTCTCGAGGACCCTTATTTAAGTTTCTCACTGAGGGTTCTCTTCAGAATACTACCGGCTCAAAAGCCAATCGCATAAAATTAGCATCAACAAAAAAAGGAATCGAGAATTTTCTTACGGGCTCGATTCTCGAAATTCGCCCTATGGCAATCAACAAACTTCAGGGGCTTCGTCCGAAAATTTCTACAGTAGATGAGTGGTTATCGGGCGATCTTCGGGAGGATGTAGTTGGTTCTATTGAACAAGGTGCTTCAAAACTCGAGGATTATCTCATTGTAGCCATAAGTTCAGAAGGAACAGTTCGAGCGGGTTCTGGTGATACAATTAAAATGGAGCTTGCAGATATTCTTAAAGGTGAATATTATGCTCCTCACGTCTCGATCTGGCATTACAAGCTCGATGACATCGAAGAGGTTGCTGATCCAGCGATGTGGGCGAAGGCAAATCCAAACCTAGGCATGACGGTATCATACGAAACGTATCATCTTGATGTTGAGCGAGCTGAAAAAGCTCCAGCATCTCGTAACGATATTCTCGCCAAGCGTTTTGGAATTCCTATGGAGGGTTACACATATTTCTTCACTTACGAAGAAACTCTTCCACATCGCAAACATGAGTTTTGGCAATTACCATGTTCTCTTGGAGCTGACCTCTCACAAGGCGATGACTTCTGCGCATTTACGTTCCTCTTTCCTTTGGGTCATGAAAAGTATGGAATAAAAACGCGAAGTTATATTACCGAGCTTACGTTAATGAAACTTCCTGCTGCTATGCGACAGAAGTATGATGAATTTGTTGTTGAAGGAAGTCTTCATGTAATGGCGGGAAACATTCTCGATATTATGGCTGTCTATGAGGATCTCGATCAATTTATCATTACGTCTGAATATGATGTTAGATCTTTAGGATATGATCCATATAATGCTAAAGAATTTGTTACGCGTTGGGAAGCAGAAAATGGACCATTCGGGATCGAAAAAGTTATTCAAGGAGCCAAGACTGAGTCTGTTCCTTTGGGTGAGATCAAAATTATGGCGGGAGAAAGACTTCTTATTTTTGATCAATCTCTTATGTCGTTTGCGATGGGGAATGCAATCACTTTAGAAGATACTAATGGAAATCGAAAACTTTTAAAGAAACGACAAGAAGAGAAGATTGATAATGTTGCAGCCCTTCTCGATGCTTGGATTGCATATAAGTTGAATAAGGAGGCGTTTGAGTAATGATTCGCCGTTTATATATTTGGTGGATGCATCGTCGAGGTAAGCATATAATTGCTTCAGATTGTTGGTGCAATCCAACAGTGGAGAGTTATAGTAATGTTGAATAAGTTTAGAAGGGAGGTGAGATGGCGCGACTTGGTTCGACGTTGAAACACGCTTGGAATGTATTTACAAATCAAGAAGCTCGAGTAAAGGCTGCTCCTAGTAGTGCTGGGGGAGGATATGGGCGTCGACCGGATCGTATACGATTTCGCGTCCCTAATGAGCGCTCTATCATCTCATCTATTTATACACGTCTTAGCATTGATGTTGCTTCAATAGATATGCGTCATGTTCGCCTAGATGCACAAAAACGATATCTTGAGGATATTGACAGTGGTTTGAATAATTGTCTAACTCTCGAAGCTAATATCGATCAAGCGGCTCGCGCTTTTAGGCAAGATATTGCAATGACACTGTTTGATAGAGGTGTCGCGGCACTTGTTCCCGTTGATACAACGGTTAATCCAGATAGAACTGGTGGTTATGATATTCTAACACTTCGTGTTGGAGAAATAATAACATGGTATCCGCAACATGTACGCGTTAGCGTATATAATGAGGCGACAGCCAAGCGAGAAGAAATTACTCTTCATAAATCGAATGTGGCTATTATTGATAATCCACTTTATTCGGTTATGAATGAGCCCAATTCGACGCTTCAGCGCCTTCTTCTTAAACTAAATTTATTGGATGCCATCGATGAACAATCTGCTTCTGGGAAACTTGATCTCATTATTCAATTACCGTATGTGATCAAATCCGAGGCTCGAAGACAGCAAGCAGAACAACGTCGTTCAGATATTGAGTTTCAGCTAAAAGGTAGTCAGTATGGTATTGCTTATACCGATGGTACTGAAAAGATTACCCAGCTTAATCGTCCAGCTGAGAACAATCTTATGGCTCAGGTCGAGTATCTAACTGAAATGCTCTATGGTCAGTTAGGTTTGACAGAAGAAGTCATGAATGGTACGGCTGATGAAAAGGCTATGCTGAATTATTGGAATCGTACGATTGAACCAGTTCTTACGGCTATTGTTGAATCCATGCGACGTACTTTCTTGACTAAAACTGCACGAACTCAGCTACAAACAATTCTGTTCTTTCGAGATCCATTCCGCTTGGTTCCGATTGAGAACATTGCTGAGATCGCCGATAAATTTACACGTAATGAAATTATGACGTCAAATGAAATGAGACAGGTTGTGGGTATGGCTCCGCATTCGGATCCGAAAGCCGATAAGCTTGTTAATAGTAATATGCCGACTTCTAATCCAGATCGGACCGGAACTAATGGTAATGGAGCCTCAACAACAGTCACACCAACGCCTGAACTGGCATCTATTCTAGTTCCAAGATCAAGGAAGGACGTTCAAAATGGGAGTTGAGGCTAAGCCTGATTTTAGCGGCTGGGCCACAAAGGCTGGACTCAAGTGTTCTGATGGTCGAGTGATCATGCCCGATGCCTTTAAGCATCAGGATAATGCTACTGTTCCACTGGTTTGGCAGCATGGACACACTGAACCAGCCAATGTGCTCGGGCACGCGGTGCTCGAGAATCGTGGAGACGAGGGCGTTTATGCTTATGGGTACTTCAATGATACCGATGCAGGCAAGAATGCAAAGTCTTTAGTGCAGCATGGTGATATTAAATCCCTTTCTATTTATGCAAACGGTCTTGTTGAGCGTTCTAAGCAGGTCTTCCACGGTGTTATTCGCGAACTCAGTCTTGTATTATCCGGAGCAAATCCCGGAGCGCTGATTGATAATATTACTTTGGCGCATACCGATGGAGACATAGTTACGCTCGATGATGAGGCAATTATTTATACAGGTCTCGAACTTGTTCATAGTGATGAATCTGGTGACGCTGGTGGTGACGCCGGTGGTGATGATGCTGGTGGTGATGGTGTCGCTGATGATGCCGCTGATGATGGTGCCGCTGGTGATGACGCTGGTGATGACGCTGGCGGTGACGCTGGTGGTGACGCTGGTGATGATGCCGCCCTTGATCACTCTGCAGATGATCCAACTGTTCAGGAAGTTTATGATTCTATGACACCTGAACAGAAAAATGTTGTTCATTATATGATTGGCGCCGCCCTTGAGGCTGGAAATGAGAATCTCCAGCAGTCGTCTACCTCAGGAGATGGTTCTGGGGATGATACTGCTGTTCACAATGATAAAACTAATGAAGAGGAAGGACGTCGCATGAGTCGGAATGTCTTCGAGCAGCAGAACGGAGGCAAGGAGGACGACGCCGTTCTGTCGCATGATGCTCTAAGAGGAATTGTCTCGGAGGCCAAAAAGAGCGGTTCGCTCAAGGAAGCCTTCGAGGCATATGCATTTAAGCACGGGATCGAGAATATTGATGTCCTTTTCCCGGATGCTCGTTCGGTCACGGATACCCCGGAGTTCGATAAGCGTCGTACTGAGTGGGTCGCTGGAGTCCTTGATGGGACCAGGCACTCCCCATTCACCCGCATCAAGTCCCTTCTTGCGGATCTTACCTACGACGATGCCCGTGCACGCGGTTATATCAAGGGTAATTTCAAGAAGGAAGAGTGGTTCAACGTCTCCAAGCGCGTGACGACTCCGAGCACGGTCTACAAGAAGCAGAAGCTCGATCGTGACGATATTCTCGATATCACCGACTTCGGTGAGGTGATGTGGCGCAAGGCTGAGATGCGTCTCATGCTCGACGAGGAGATCGCTCGTGCAATCCTCATCGGGGATGGTCGTTTGGTCGACGATGAGGATAAGATCAAGGATCCGATGGGTGCAGCTGAGGGTGCTGGTATTCGTTCGATTCTTTATGATCACGATCTCTATGCCGCAACGGTGACGGTCGATGATGGTGCTACGACTATCGAGACAGTCGATGCGATTGTTGAAGGAATGAGCTTCTACAAGGGCTCCGGTTCGCCGACGTTCTTCACGACGCTTCCTCAGCTTACGTCGCTTCTTCTTACTCGTGATCAGTTCAACCATCGCATGTGGAAGACTCCGCAGGAGCTCGCTGCTGAGCTCGGCGTCTCGAACATCGTGACGGTTGAGGTTATGGAAGCGGAGGAGGATCTGATTGGTATCATCGTGAATCTGGGCGATTACACGATTGGTACGGATAGAGGTGGAGAGACGTCGTTCTTCGACGATTTCGATATCGATTACAACCAGTATAAGTATCTGTACGAGACGCGTCTTTCGGGCGCGCTCACCAAGATCCGTTCGGCAGTTGTGGTCAAGAAGTCGGCTACTGGCACGGCTCCTGTCGTTCCGACCGCTCCGAGCTTTGATGGTAGTGACATCACGATTCCGACCGTTTCGAACGTGACTTATAAGGATCGTTCGGATGATAGCACCGTGACGGGTACGGTTGCTGTTGCTCAGGATGAGACTGTCACGATCTATGCGGTTGCGGGCGCAGGCTACTACTTCGCAAACAACGTCGACGACGAGTGGTCGTTCACGAATCGCGGCTAGTAGAAAGTAGGGCCCTATGGCGAGATTCTATGGTCGGGTTGGGTATGGCGAATCTGTAGAAGTTCTTGACGAAGATGAAAATGGCACTGGAGTATGGAAAGATGAAATTGTTGAGTATTTTTATTACGGAGATGTTATTCGAAATGCGAGAAATCTCCGAGAAGGCGAAAATCTCAATTTTGATCTCAGTGTTCAAAATTCAATTAGTATTGTGGCCGATGCCTACGCGAACGAACACTTCTTTGCCATTCGTTATATAGAGTGGGCGGGGACTTTATGGACAGTTTCGGCTGTTGAAGTACAAAGTCCTCGCCTACTCTTACGATTGGGGGAGGTGTATAATGGGCCTACGCCTGGATCTCCATAAAATTCTTACGGATATTACTTCTAATGTATATTTTCAACCGCCAACGAATGTACAAATAGAATATCCATGTATTGTTTATAAACGTGATTTTGCAGATACAAAATTTGCGGATAATCAACCTTATGCGAATAAGCGGCGTTATATGATAACCATTATCGATCAAAATCCTGATAGTGATATCCCAGGAAAGGTCGCCGCATTACCATTGAGTTTGTTTAATCGTTTTTATACAGTTGATAACTTAAATCACGACGTATTTAGCGTGTACTTCTAAGGAAAGGAAAACGGATGACTGCCTTGACCTGGGATCAGGTCGGCGAAAGGCTCTATGAGACTGGTGTTGATCACGGTGTTCTCTACATTCCAAATGGTTCTGGTATCTATGACTTTGGTGTTGCTTGGAATGGTCTGACCACCGTTACTGAGTCTCCCTCTGGTGCAGAGGCTTCGCCGCAGTATGCGGATAACATCAAGTATCTGAATCTCGTGTCAGCCGAGGAGTTCGGTGGGACAATCGAGGCATTTACTTATCCTGACGAGTTCGGACAGTGCGATGGTACTGCTGCACCTTCCGATGGTGTCCTTCTTGGGCAGCAGAGTCGAAAGACTTTCGGCCTTTGTTATCGGAGCCGTCTGGGTAATGATCTTGATGGTACGGATTATGGATATAAACTCCATCTAATTTATGGAGCTCTTGCCGCTCCGTCGGAGAAGGCCTATTCGACGATTAATGATTCTCCTGAGGCAATTACCTTTAGCTGGGAGGTTGCAACAACTCCGGTGCCAGTTACCGGCTATAAGCCGACGTCGGTCATCGTGGTCGATTCGTCGGTGGTCGATGAAACTGCCCTCGCCGATCTTGAGGAAATTCTTTACGGGTCCGCGGGAGTCGATCCTAGACTGCCTCTTCCGGACGAAGTTATTTCTCTCTTCGCTGGCTCGGTCACGGTTGTTCGCCTGGTTGGAGCCAATGCTCCGACGTATGACTCGGGTACTCATGTTGTTACTCTGCCTAGCGTCACTGGTGTGACTTGGCAGGTCAACGGTGTGACTAAGACTGCTGGTGCACAGCCTGCCATGACGGCTGGTCAGACTTCAGTGGTCGAAGCTTCGGCAAATGATAGTTACAAGATCGAGGGCGACGACGACTGGGTCTTCGATTA